CATTCAGCTCTTTTAGCAAACACTACAGGTAGTGAAAATACCGCAGTTGGAGATGTCTCTTTAGATGCTAATACTACAGGTATTAAAAATACTGCTATAGGTAGAAGTGCTCTAAGTGCTAATACAACCGCATCTAACAACACAGCAGTTGGCAGACGTGGTCTGTTTTCAAACACAACAGGTGGTAACAATACGGCTTTAGGTACAAGTGCTTTAGAGTCAAACACTACAGCAGATAACAATACAGCTGTTGGTTATTTTTCTTTATTAGCAAACACTACAGGTGCACAAAACACTAGCGTGGGTCAACTTTCAGGGGCTTCAAACACAACAGGCTTAGATAATGCTTTCTTTGGGAGACAGGCGGCTTATGCAAACACAACGGGCAATTATAATACAGCCATAGGTACTTATACTTTATTAGCAAATACAACAGCTTCTAACAACACAGCAGTTGGTTATTCAGCCTTAACAACAAACACTACAGGAACTGATAACACAGCAGTTGGAAAAAATGCTTTGTTGGATAACATTACTGGAGATTCTAATACCGCAGTGGGTGTAAATGCTTTAGATAATCTTCAAGATGGTAATAACAACACTGCTGTTGGTGTTCATGCTTTAGGTATATCGGGTTCAGGTACTTCAAACACAGCTGTTGGTAATTTTGCTATGGGTGGTGGTAATGTAAGTGGTTCAGATAACACAACTGTTGGTTCATACGCAGGGTCTAATGTTTCTACAGGTTCTAATAATCTGTTACTGGGACATGACTCTGGAATATCAGGTAGTCCTGGTGGTAATATCAACAATGAATCTAATGAAATTTGTTTAGGTGATGAAAACATAAGTGCAGCTAACATCCAAGTAGATTGGACAGTAGCCTCTGACCAAAGAGATAAAACAGATTTCACAGCTTTAGATTTAGGTTTAGATTTTGTAAAAGCCTTGTCTCCTGTTACTTATAAATGGGATAAGCGTTCTAAGTATGGCAATAAATATGCAGATGATTATGATTTAAATGCACAAACACCTGATGGAACTCATAAAGAAAATTGGTTAGATATAGGTTTTAAAGCTCAAGAGGTAGAAGCACTAGAAATAGCAGCAGGATATAATAAAGATAATAAAACTAATTTAATCTCTAGCCATACAAGTGATGGTAAACAAATGGGATTACAGTACAGTAAATTTATACCAATACTAGTAAAAGCTATACAAGAACAACAAACAATAATAGACGATTTAAAATCAAGAATAGAAACCCTAGAAGGATAACAAGGAGAATAATATGGCACAAACAGTAAGCGAAGTCTTAACAGCAGCAACAGATAGCGTAACACTTATTAACGGTGTAAACGGTGGAACTTGGGATGTTGAAGGCATGGAGCAATCAGAAATCAACGATATGGTACAAAGAAACGTAGACCACATAGAACTAGTCTTAGCCTATGCACCTGTTGATGAAGATGACGATACTCCAGATGTAGCTGGTAGTTCAGATGATAAAACATCTTATACAACTGCTATTGCAACTGGTAAAAGCTACATATCATCCAATAGCTAAAAATGGCACTATTGCCTGTAACTCCGCCAGCTGGCATAGTCAAAAACGGAACTGACTATGCTAACAAAGGTCGTTGGGTTGACGGCAATCTCGTGCGTTTTGAAAACGGCTATCTTAAGCCGATCGGCGGTTGGTCAAAACTAAAAACTACAGCACTTGATGGTGAGCCTATAGGTATGTATGCCTATAAGGACAACTTAGGTGCATCTGTTTTAGCTGTTGGTACAAGACAAAAAGTTTATGTCTTATACGACAATACCTGGACTGATATAACACCAGTTGGTTTTGTAAACGATGCTGATAACGATCCTCTTGGTTACGGTGCATACAACTATAACGTAGAAGATTATGGTGACGCTAGAAGCCAATCTGGACTACCTCTTGACTCAGGTCATTTCTCCTTTGATAACTGGGGTGAGGATTTAATCTTTTGTTTTTCTGGTGATGGCAAGATATACAAGTGGAGGCCAGTTTCAGGCGGAACAGCTGATACCATAGGTACAGTTGTAACAAACGCTCCTACAGGCTGTCAGGCTGTCCTAGTGACCAATGAAAGGCACTTAGTTGCTATTGGTTCTGGTGGAGATCCTAGAAGAGTAGCATGGAGCGATAGAGAAGATAGAAACACTTGGACATCTAAAGCTACCAATACAGCAGGTGATGTGCAAATACCAACAGGCGGTCGTGCATTATTAGCAGTTAAATATCAAAACGATGTCATAGTTTTTAGTGATACTGGTATTGATAGAATGAGCTATGTAGGCTCACCTTTTGTCTATGGTATAACCGCAGCAGGTGCAAACTGTAAAGCAGTAAGTAGAAGATCAGTAGTACAAACAGGAAACTTTTTAGCGTGGATGGGTGAAAACTCATTCTTTGTTTACGATGGTGTTGTAAGAGAAATACCATGCGATGTGCATGATTATGTATATGACCAACTAAATGTACCAGGAAGAAAAGCTTGTTGGGGTGGACACAACTCTAACTTTAACGAAATATGGTGGGGTTTTCCAAGCGGAGAAGGTATATACAGACCAAATAAATATGTAATCTGGAATTATTTAGAAAATACTTGGTCTATAGGCTCATTGGACAGAGGATGTTGGATTGACCAAGGTGCGTTTGACTTTCCAATAGCAGGTGATTCAAATGGATTTATTTACGAACACGAATCAACCACATTATCTAATTCTCCAAACTTAAACAGCGATGTGCCATTTTGCACAAGCGGTCCAATAGAATTAGGTAATGGCGATAACTATGTACAATGTAATCAGATTATTCCAGATGAAGAGGCAAACACATTACCAGGTGTAACCATAAGTTTTAAAGGTAAGTTTACCCCTCTAGGTAGCGAAACAGACTTTGGTAGTTTTACCTTTGAGAATGATGGATATACCGATGCTAGGTTTACAGCACGACAAGTACAGATGACTGTAACAGGTAGCACAACACAAGATTTCCAAGTTGGTAATATAAGATTAAATATAAGACCAAGAGGTAGAAGATAATGGATTTATCCTCACAAAGACAATATATACAAAGAGCTGAAACAGCGCATGAAATACTTACCACTACAGATTTAACAACATTATATACATCCCCAAGCGGTGATGATTTTACTTTTGCAATCATTGAATCTATTTTGGTTTGTGACCATGATAATCAACAAACCAATATAACAGTTACTGTAACGCATGAGGCTACTACTTATACCTTATTTAAAGAATTTACTATTACTGCTTACAATACTGAAGAATTATTAACTAGAAGTTTAGTATTACACCAAGGCGATGTTGTAAAAATACAAGCAGATCGTGCTGGTAATTTAACTGTTTATGCGAGCATCGTAGAATATGCAAAAGGCGACTAATACAGTAGTTGAATTACACCCAAAGGAGCAAAGAGAGCCTTGGGAGATTGAATGGGAAAGATGTAAACCATATATAGCAAAAGCTGTAAAGTATCAAGATTCCTATACAATTGACGATATAGAAGATAAAATAAGACATGGTATATTCCATTTATGGCCAGGCAAAAAGTCTGCATACATAACAGAATTTGTAATATATCCACAAGTTAAAGCAATGAATCTATTATTTTGTGGTGGTGATTACGAAGAATTAGAAGAAATGCTACCATCAATAGAAGCATTTGCAAAAGCCGCAGGTATTAAAAGATTATACGGTGGCGGTAGAAAAGGATGGATAAGAAAGATAAAACATCTAGGATTTGAGACAGAACATTTAATTAGAAAAGACTTATGAGTAAAGGAAAAACCAGAACAGAAACCTCAGTAGATTTGCCAGCATGGCAAGAAGCTCAATTTAAAGAGCTTTACAGCCAAGCACAGGGCGTTGCAAGACAACCTTTTATACCTTATACAGGCCCAATGGTCGCTGGTTTCTCACCAGACCAATTAAGACAGTTTCAAGCTACTAGAGGACTATTTGAATCAGGTATGGGTTATGACCCAACTAAAGCTTTACAGGGTATGGCACAAGAACAATTTAGACCTACCATACAACCTGTTACTGGTTTTCAAGCACCAACAATAGAAGCAACACAAGCTCCTGGTGCGGCACAAATAGGTCCAGTATCTACTCCACAATTTCAAGGTTTATTAAGTCAAGACATAGGTGCATATCAATCACCTTATCAACAACAAGTTATAGATTTAGCTATGCAAGATATACAGCGACAAGCTGATATAGCGCGTGGCGGTGCGCAAGAAAGAGCAATCAGAGCAGGTGCTTTTGGTGGTTCA